GCTAGTGGTGCGCAGCAATATGGTAGCATGGACGACTTTTATGACTTAGCTAACAGACTTCACGATAAATCTATGGCAATAAGCCGAGCGGGTGGTAGTGCAGCAGATTTTTCTGATACTGTCTCGAAGATGTATAAAGCTGAAGCGGGTTATGAAGCAGCGAAAGACAAAGAGTTTGATGACCCTTACTACAAAAAAGGTGAGAGAGATGCTTTGAGGCGCAGTGAACGCTTCAAGGAGCGCGCTCAAAATAAAGCCAAAGGTGGCGCGGTTCGCGCTTACGCAAACGGTGGTGCGGTTATGTCAGGCCGTGGCCCAAAATTCAAAGGATCAAGCTAATGCCCAACACACCAAAGAAATACAAAGGTTTTTCACAGCTACCTGAAGAGGTGCAAATGAAAATGGACCCCAAAGCAGCCATGAAATACATGGAAGGTGGCGCGGTAAAAGCGTATAAGTATGGTGGCAAGGTTCGTGGCTACAAAGGCGGTGGAAAAGTCTGCCGTGGTGGTGGCGCAGCCATATCAGGTACAAAGTTTGACGGGGTAAGATAAATGGCAAAAATCGTTATCAACATTGACATGGATGAGCTAACATCTGGAATCAACCAAGTCGTTGATGACGAGGCCACTATGTTTGAAGTAGAGGACGAAGAAACAGTTTTCGTTTGTCCTCTATCTACCCAAGACGTTGAACTAAACGCGAAGAACCGCGAAGAAGCGATTCAGGAGTATTCTTACGGTCATTCTGTTAAGAATTGGGAAAAGAAAAAAGAAATTTGCGGCACTTGCGAGTATTACAATATCCGTTCTGAAATGCTTGATTGCATCAGTAGCGGCTTGGACTTTGAAGAGGGTGATGAGGTTGGCTATTGTGAAAAGCTAGACTTTACCTGTGAAGCTGAGAATATCTGTAATGCTTGGGAAAAAGGTGGTCCTATCTCTGACTTTGACGATATGGATGATCTTGAACCTGTCGAGGGGAATGAAAAGGACATCTTCTGATGGCTATTGAACGCGGAATAGGTGCTGGTGGCGTCCCAGACGAACCAATGATTGAAGATACAACGAGTGCCGTTGAAATACCTGAGATTCCTGCGAATCCCGGGGTTACAGAGTTTGACGATGGCAGCGCAGTTGTTGGTGAATACGAAGAGCCTGCGGAGCCGATTGAATCTATTCCGTTTGATGGCAACCTTGCCGAAGTCATTGATGAGGCTGAATTAGGTCGCATTGCAGGTGATTTGGTAGGTTCCATCGAAGATGATTTAGCGTCTCGTGAAGACTGGGAAGACACCTACAAAATTGGCCTTGAGTTCTTGGGCATGAAGACCGAAGAACGTACAGAACCGTTTGAAGGATCGTCTGGTGTAATCCACCCGCTTTTGGCTGAGTCTGTAACGCAGTTCCAAGCGCAAGCGTATCGTGAATTACTGCCTGCAACTGGTCCTGTTAGAACGCAGGTTATTGGTGCGCAGAACGAAATGCTTGTGAAGCAGGCAGAGCGCGTCAAAGACTACATGAACTACATGATCACGTATGAAATGGAAGAGTACGATCCTGAACTGGATCAAATGCTCTTCTATCTTCCTGTCGTTGGTTCTACGTTCAAGAAAGTTTACTTTGACCCACTGAAGGGTCGTGCGGTCAGCAAATTCCTACATGCTGAAGACTTGATTGTGCCATACGGTGCGACTGACCTAGCGTCATCACCACGTATCACACACCGCATTTCTATGGATTCTAACGAAATCCGTAAGCTACAGCTAAACGGTTTTTACCGTGATATTGACTTACCATCAGGCTCTATGGGCGAGATGGATATGTCTGATGAGATTGATGAGTCAATTGATGACATCCAAGGTGTGCATCCAAGCGGACCATCTGAAGAGATGACGCTGTACGAAGTGCATACGACTTTGGATATTGAAGGCTTTGAAGATATGGGTGCAGACGGTGAGCCGACTGGTTTGCGCCTGCCTTACATCATTACGATCCTAGCAGATAACAACGAAGTTCTGTCTGTACGTCGTAGCTATGAAGAAATGGACCCAATGAAACGTGCGAAGCAATACTTCGTGCATTACAAATTCCTCCCCGGATTGGGTTTCTATGGCTTGGGCTTAACACACATGATTGGTGGCCTAGCTCAAGCCTCAACGTCTATCCTGCGTCAGTTGATTGATGCGGGTACGCTTTCCAACCTTCCGGCAGGTTTCAAGGCCCGTGGTGCTCGCATTAGGGACGAAGATGCTCCACTACAGCCCGGCGAGTTCCGCGATATTGACGTGGTTGGTGGCACCCTGCAAGGCTCTCTCATGCCTCTTCCTTTCAAGGAGCCTTCAGGGACGCTCTATAACCTTCTAGGAACGCTTGTAGACGCAGGACGTAGGTTCGCGTCCATGGCAGACCTGAAGGTAGGTGAGATGGGCGGTGAGACGCCCGTAGGCACCACTATGGCGATTATGGAACGTGGAACGAAGGTTATGTCTGCGATCCACAAGCGTTTGCACTACTCACAGAAGATTGAGTTCAAACTGCTGTCTAAAATCTTTGCTCAGTCTGTGCAGGAGTATCCATACCCTGCTGACATGCAAATGGGACCACAGGTATTCACACAAGACTTTGATGCGCGTGTAGATGTTTTGCCTGTATCTGACCCGAATATCTTCTCTATGTCACAGCGTATTGCTTTGGCGCAGACAGAGTTGCAGTTGGTTCAGTCTAACCCACAGATTCACGGTGGTCCGCAAGGATTGTATGCAGCGTATCGTAAGATGTACGAGGCACTTGGTGTAACCAACATTGATGGCATTCTGCCACCACCACCACAACCACAGCCGATGAACCCATCTAAAGAGAACCAGAACGCTCTTATGGGTGCGCCATTGCAAGCGTTTCCTGATCAGGATCACGAAGCGCACATTGAAGCGCACATGGCTGTTATGTCCACACCTGCAATGCAGTTGAACCCACAGGCACTTGTTGTGCTTCAAGGTCATATTCAGGAACACATTGGATTGTTGGCAGAGGCTCAAGCACAGCAAGAGATCATGTCACAGATTCCACCAGAACAAATGCAGATGATGCAACAGCAGGCTCAGATGGCACCACCACAAATGGGTCC